GTCCATAAAAGATATGCAACTGCTGTGGTTGTATTATGTGATAATATATTACCTGTATAAAATCTATGGTCATCAGAATTTATAGTTAAATCAAACATATGAGAATATTCTTCTGTTTGAATTACTTTTGTAATTAATTGTGGACCTGATTTAGTCATGATAAACGATTTATTTGTAATTAAATCTTTAGCAAAAATTTCATTTAAACTCTCATCAAAGAGAATATGAGTATCAGCACAAATTAAATATGAACCATCTTCCGTTTCAATATACCATTCTTGATATTCAACGGTTTTATGAATTTGAGTTACAGGTACCCAACCAGAATCGGATTCAATTTCCCATTCATCATCTAAATCAATTGAATCTACAAATTTTCTTTCTATTGTGTCAGAAAGTTTATACATTTTTGTATTGTACCTTGCTTGTCGTTTTTATAATCATTTTCTTTTATTCTTAATAATTTATAACCATTATTATTTAAATCAATTTCTCTATTTTTATCTTTTTCAATTATAAAAGTATAGTTTTTATTTTTAACACTATGCCAATATTCACCATCAAATTCAATAACTTTTTTGGTTGAAACATTAATAAAATCAGGTTTTATTGACCTGTTTGACAATAATAAAGTATATTCGTAATTTTTACCAGAATCATCTTTTTGTTTATTTTTATTTAATTCAGCAAAATAAATATTATCTAAAGAAGGTAAATTATCACAAATATTCCAAAATAATTCTTGTGATATTTTACTAAAATTAGATTTAGGAAAAGATTTCAACCATTTTTCTTGTCTTTTATTCCATCTTTTTGTACCTTCTTCAACGCCATATTTTTTTATACATTTTTCTAAAGAAAAAGTTGATTGCCTTTCTGATAATAATTTTTTGGCTTCTACTTCATTACCATTTGTTTTTTCTAACCAATATTCTAATTTTGTATTATCTTTATTTAATATTTTTTTATTTTGTTTGGCTTTTTTCTTTGTTTCTTCAATATGATTTATTCCTTTAATGAACTTATCGGAAAAAGGTGAATATTTACCGCCATGTTGAAAAGCCGGATTATTTTCTCCTTTTAACCTATCAATTGATTTTTGTGATTTAATTGTTGTAACATTATGTTTATTTTTATAATCATTTACAGACATATTATGTTTGTTGATTATGTGTGTTGCTAATTCTGAACTTTTAAAACCACACTCTTTGCACACAATATAATCATACCCTTCAATCAATCCTTCATATTTTGCGTTTCTAATAGCTTGATGTTGTGCTAGTATTTTATCTTTATTTTTTTGGTAATAACTTTGATTTTTTTGCAGCTTGTTGTTCATAAAATTCTCCTACTGTAGTTTCAATAATTTCTCCGGTTTTTTTGTTTTTTAACCGTATAGGAGTATTTAGTTGAAAACATTTTCCAACTTGCCTTGGACATTTTGTAATGACGAAACGATTATCATGAAACGTCTTAATCATGTCCTTTTGAAAATCATACATATCAAAAGGTACCACACCATCATCTAGTGTAATAATTTTGATATATTTGGTAAAATAGATAGGGTCTTTAGAACACTTAATGTATTCTTCAAGTTCTTCTTGTGTATAGTTAAGTGAAACCCCAACTCGTTTTAGTAGTGGGTTGTCACGGTAGCTTTGCTTATTATTTGTTGCCATTGTCTTTTAGAAATTTAGCCAGTTCATTGGTACTACCTACAAAAATTGCTTTATCTATATTGGTATTGTTGACTTCTTTTTTCTTGTCCATATCACGCATTGTTTTTTGAATACTAAGAAGTTCTTTATTGGCATCTACCATATTTTTGAGTAGGCCGCTATAAACTTCAAATGCACGAGGATGTTGACCTGCTTTTGCTATCTCTAAAATTTCGTGCATTGCTTCTTGGCCTTGGTCAATAATGCCTTGAAGATTTTCTCTTGACTGTTGATAAGCGTCACCTAAATCTTCTTCAATATTAGGTGCGTTATAAAGTGGTGTAGTTTTAGTCACAACAGGTAAATCTTTAGTCTCTTTTGCAGGAACATCAAAGATTTTTTCCATGTTTTTATCAAAATTATTCATTTTATATTATTATCTATATTCTTGAATTGTAGTTGTATAGGTATAATTACTGTTAGCGTTTGCTGTGGTTGGATTTGGAACTACAGTAATTTTAGCATATTGATGTGAATTTACATAATATGAAGTAAATGTATAATTTGCATTTGTTTTTGAACCAATAATTGGTTGATTTGAAACAAAATTACCAGATATATCTGTTAGTACTAATTCTTTTTTTGTTCCAATTGTTTTAAACTCTAATACTTTTCCTGTTGCTGTTGATGTATTTAGTGAGTATCCTTGGTAAACAATTTCACCGGTTTGATAAGTTCCAATACCTGTATTTGCCACATTAAAGATAACAGAATTTTCGCCTTGAATATTATTCAGAACATTTGTAATAGAAGTTTTAATAAGACCCGTTGACGATGTTGGTCCGTAAATAAATCCTTTGGCTGTAAAATTTAATGTCCAAATAATTATTCTTGTATCAATACTTCTGTCACCTTCTGAAGTAATTTCTTGTGAAACATCGTTTAATAATATAGGAACTTCTTTAATGATACCCATTTCAGGTATTAAATTTAATTTTAATGTGTAATCTGGTGTAAAATAAGCCAATATATGTTCAATGATTTGTGAAGCATCTTCAATGTTTCTTACATAAAGATATAATGAAAAATTAAAATTATAAGGCACAGGATTGTATTGAGATTTTACTCCTGTCGGTGTTTGTGCAAAGTTTTGTATATTAGTATTTTGCTTTCTTGATGTGTCATAAGAAATACCAGTCATTTCATAAGCCATTGTTGGCAAAGTAATTCTAGTTTTCTTATCTAAATTTGGGTCATCAGATAAACGGTCAACATAATTTTCTTTACTTGCAAACCCAATAGGAACAATAAATCTTTCCTGTTCTGAATCATCTTCATTATAACGAACCAATGTAATATTATCAAAGATGCTTCCAAAACCAACAATCATTTTTCGTATAATACGATTATAGAAAACATTGGCCATTATATTTTACCTATTGGATTTATTTCTGTTGAAACCAAAACTGTATTTGCTTCACCTTTAATTGTAATATTATCATAACCTTCTTTTTTCGCTGGACTCTCCAACGGATCAAAATTACCAAGAGACCATAAAGCACCGCTGGTTGAACCTACAATATTATTATTAGCTATAAATTCACCAAAAATGTTGGTAACAGATAGTGTCTTTGAAGAAGGTATCCAACTTTGAACGGTAGCAGAAGCAAAAATATTATTTGCTGTACCATCTGATGATTGATATACAAATTCTTTAATATTGTAATTAATATTATTTCCTGAACTTATATGTAAATGTATCGTGTAAGCAGAATCAGTAACAACAGAATCAATATCTTCAATACCAGTAGAAATAACTTCTTGTGAAAATCTGTATTTCTCTAACTCTAATTCATAAAAATAAGGAACTTTTCTACCTAACATAAAGAAATCTTTTGTTTGATTTGTGAATTTAATTTCAAATAATTCACCTGTACCATTTAAAAAAGGTATGTAAATTAAATCACCTTCTCTTGGTCGTGTAAAACTATTTTGTGGAACTCTTTCTGAAAATGACCTTCTTGAAACAATTACATTGACATTATTTCTAATTTCTAAACCAAACTTAGAGAAGAATTCTTTTTCACCCAAATATTCCATTGAATTTGAAAGATACATTTCTAAAGGAAAAGCAGATTCAAATTTTTTGACAGGATCCTCACCTAATAATAAATCACGAGCTTGGTCGTTATCATTAGGTAGATAATAGGTGTCAAATCCTTGAACTTTGATAGATTCACATATTAAATCTTCAATGACTCGTTGTTCGGATAGACCGCCATAAGAATTAAAATAAAAATTTGTAGGCATATTAATTCATCAAAAATTCCAAAGGAGCACCGTAATTGTTTTCCATTTCTTTCTCTAGTCTTTCTATTTCTTCTACCGCTTCGGTGTAAATTGTTTTACCATCTAAGGTAACGCCACCTGGTAATTGTAGACCAGCGAATTTACTGAGGTTGTTTCCCCATGTTCTTTTAATAAGAGCGGTAGCATACTCTTTAATCCAACGGTCGTTCCAAACTCTGGTATAAACATCTGGATTAATTACCGCATACGCTTCGGCAATAACAGTATTACCGACATACACATCATTACCCCATGACCAATCAATATATAGTCTCTGCATATGTCTTTGAAAACGAATAGGAACCTCTCCAGTAAACATCAATTCTAGTGAACGTAAGTGTTGCTGTGTTAATGTATAGTTGACGTATGATGCGGAGGTGAAGTCATACAATTCATTTAATCGTAATTGATATCTCAAATCAAACATATTTACCGAGGCTTGCGAATCGGTAATGGGAAATATACGAGTAATGCCAACAATTTCCATAGAATTACCATCAGCATCTTTAGCATTACTTAAATCTAAGTATTTTTGTGTAATGTCTGTCTGTTGTATACCTTTGATGTAATATACTTTTTGTAAACCATCAAAATGGTAATCTTGCCAATATTGCAAAGCGTCATCAATACGGTCTGATACTTGATCCCGGTCAACATTTATTTCTATCACAGGAAATCCTAATCTACGCAGGCAATAATCGGTGAAATCTTTCCTATTAGTTATTGTTGCCATCAATTTCTCCTCTTAATGGAAGTATTTATGTATATCGTGGAAACAAAAAAACCACCCGAAGGTGGTTTCTTTAATCACTTCTTATTAATTTAAAGACTTTAATTTCTCTAAAGTACCTTGTGTAGACAATATCTCATTATCAATGTCAATAACGGCTTGTAGATTGCCTTGATGTGCAAGAGCAATCCTAGCTGCCTGTAATCCTGTAACTTTATTTTGTAAAATTACAATTATTTCTTCAATTGTCATAGGAACCTTTGATGTAAAAAAACCACCCGTAGGTGGTCTTTAATAACTCAATTAAATTAAACTGGAACTTCTTCCCATGAAATTGAACCTTGAAAACCAGATGCAGCAGTAGCAACAGAAGTAATCAAGCACAAATATGCACCAGCAGGTAATATAACTGAACCCTCTAAATCATACAATGTTGTAGCTGGTAAAGTTGTTGCAGTTGGCATAGATGCTAATTGTGCAATCGTGTTAGGAGCTGTTGGTAAAGTAGCAACAGAATAAACTAAACCAGTACCAGCCGCACCAACACCAACAAAGTTAGAACGGACAGTTAATGCTGTAGTGGCAGATGGTGCAGTTGTTGCATTGTAACCAGCAGCTAAAATAACAGTATTAACTGTAGTATTGATTACTGGAAATGCAAAACCAATTTTGTTTACCACTAAGTTAACTAAAGAACCAATTGGATTATAAAGTATAGTTCCAGTAACACCAGTTATAGTAGTACCTGATGTAAACGCAACAGTAGTCACACCAGTTGGGTTGGCTGCAACAAATCCGTTACGTCTGTAAGTTGTTTCATAATAACGACCATGAAGTTCTGAAACAATCATGTCCCCTAATTGTCCTGCACGAGCAGGGGCTTGTAAGCCAGCAGAAATACTTGTTGTGGTCGCTACTGGACCTACTTGGTTTTGAATTAACATTCTCTAAATCTCCTTGTTATTAATAATTTAATTACTACACGTTGATGTATTTATATATTTATATAAAATAATTTTTACTGCTGGTTTATGAATAATGATGCATCGTTACGCATTTGTGTTGGTTCGTCACCTAATTGAACGATTGTACCTGTAGTAGGAACTGTGGAACCTTGTAAAGCACCAGCCAATATTTTAGGTAACTCATATAACTGTTGGTTTAGTATTTTCATTTCTTGTAATATTTGTGCCAACAATTCAACCTGATTCTGTCCTTCAAACTGCGAGGTATCTTGAGTAGTCTGTGGTACTTGGTTGTTATAACCAGCCGCACCTATTGGAGTATTACCTGTAGTGGCAGAAGATAATGCAGCACTACTTGTTGGTATTGTTCTGTTAGATGTAATTAAATCACCTAACATGGTTGTAGTTGCCCTTCTTGCCAAACCTGTAGGATCTACACCACCAACAACAAGTGGGTTATTTGCAGGAGCAACACCTACGGCACTTGTACCACCAACAGCTAATGTACCTGCAATACCGCCTGTTACAGCAGCGGTATTAGCTATGTTAACAATGTTCATACCTAACTGAGCAGTTGTAACCGAAGTTGTTGCACCAGCAATTTGTTGTAAGTTTACTTGAGTATTTGTATAAGGTTGATTTCTTAAATAATATGTAAATTGACCCGCAACTGATGCAGTAACTTTTATGTAACGAGTTAAACATGGAAATACAAAGTTGCCTACAGCTGCTAATGCGGTAGTTGCTACAGCAGTTGATAAGTTATACCCAGTTATATTGTTAAATGTAATTCCATCATTTGAACCTGCAACTGTTCCAACAAGACCTGTACCTGTTGTAAAAGATATAGTCTGGTAACCTTGTGTATCAATAATTGTTGGAGCATTAACACCTTGAATAACCGTTGTGGGTTGCGGTGCATCCGATAATATAAATGCACCTGATAAATCTTGTTTGATACCTGAGTTCTGTAGCTGAAGCTTGACGTTTAATGGTGAGTTATTTGTCTCATCCATGGCTAACGATAAACGGTCAACAGGATTACTTGACAAGTAATTATTACCTAAAATCAATAGTGTTGCGGCACCAGAAATATTTGTTACGTTATAACGAATATAACGACTATCAGCTTTAACTAGATAAACACCATCAACTTCAATTTGTGATTTTGATCCTAAACTGGCCAATTCTGTGACAAATGTTGGTGTCCAATACACGCCATCTAAAGAATTTTCAACTGTTATGATACCAGAAAATGTGTTACCCGAAACTTGCCAAACACTTTGAACATAACCTGTGGTATCAATTGCTGGACCAGCACCAGTAGTTGTTAATGTTCCGGTGAATAAAGTTGCATTATCAGGATATTGTAAACCAAAAGAACTCATTAGGTCACCTCAATTGAAGAAACAATCACATCAACAGAAAATGATGATGATACGTTGACAAAATTACCTTGACCGACAACAATTTTGTTGGAGTCAATTAAACTTAAAGAAGTTCCGCCAGGTATAATAATATTTCTTGCTATGTTTGCTGTGTATGATGTTGTATTTGCTAATGTAACATTTGCAACTGCCGTGTTTGCAGTATTGTTACAAATGAGTAATCCTACCATCGTGGCTTGTACACCTGATGTTGTTGGATTATAAACAACCGTTGAAGTTGTCACATTGTTGGCGAGATAATTATTATAATTGATTGGCATAGTGTTATTTATACAATAAAAGATTGAGCTAAAGCAATTTTAGAAATATCAACAAGACTTTGAGATGTTCCGTATGCTACAAAAATTGTTGACTTAATATTAGCATTGGTAGTTACTAAAGTATTATTAGATGTGTAATAAGATAAATTTATTGTATTTGAAATGTATCCTGTTGTATTAGCAAAAACAATTGAATTTACGGTATAACCAGATGAAGAGGCACGGGTATTTGCCTGATTATATGCTGATTGTGCTAGAACATTTGATGCGTTAGCTTGATTATATGCTGATTGCGTAAAAGTATTGGTACTATTTGCTTGATTGTATGATGATTGTGTAAAATTATATAATGTATTTGAATATGCTAATAAATTAATACCTTGTGAATATACATTAGATGATTGAACGTCACCTTGAATACCTACGCCACCAACAACTTGTAACGCACCAGATGTTTTGCTGGTTGTTGCAATTGAAGATTTAATCAATACAGTATTAGCAGCCGTAATTCTTAGGACTTCATTAGGCGTATCTAAACCGTTAGTAGCAAATATAATATCATTAGTTAAATATGTTGCAATGATAACATTACCGCCACCGGTGGTTGTATTTCCAGACACATAAAAATAACCATCATTTGGTTTTATTAAACCATAACCAGGATAATTATAGGTGCTACTACCAATACCTAAATCAACATATCCTTCAATTGCTGTTCCATTATCTGCGGTAAGAAAAATATCTGAAGAAGAATTTGCACCAGAATTAATGTTTTGATGGTTAACACCAGCATAACCATCATAGTTAGCTGTAAATTGTGTTATCATCTGAGGTTCAATTAAATAACCTGTAGGAATACCAGTATATAAAGAATTGAATCCATTAGAAGAATAACCAAAAAATTGACCAGTATTACCTGTAACGGTGACCGAGGTTACATTACCTGTAAACGTAATGTTACCGGTTACTGTTAGGTCATTTTGAATTGTAACGGCACCGGAAATTGTTCCACCTGATGAACTAAATTTAGTATTTGAACTTGCATATGCCGATTGTGCTAGAACATTTGATGAGTTAGCTTGATTGTATGCAGACTGCGCTAAAACATTGGCTGAATTTGCTTGAGCAAAACCGCCTTGAGCATATATGTTTGTAACATTTGAAAAATTGTATGATGATTGTGCTAGAATTGTTGCTATATTTGCTTGATTATATGCTTGTTGAACAAAAGCACTAGAACCTGCTGAATTTGCCGCATTATAGGCTGCTTGAGCAAAATCTAAACGTGACAAATAGATACCACCAGGAGTAACACCATCTTGTATGGTTAATGTTTTCTGGTCAGTATCAACAATCAGTTCCGCTAAAGGACCAGTATAGCTGGCCGTCTGAGCAGAAGTACCTCTTTTGATTTGAACGGTTAAAGAATTATTGGCAGCCATTTATTTTCCAAAGTAATAAGATTATTTATAGAGTTCCATAATCGTAAATAATAGGAACAGGAGTATAACCTATCCAACCATAATCGGTATATGCACTACTATTTAAGCCAATAACAAAAGTACCGCCTCCTGCACCTCCGCCTGTGTTTGCCTTATTATATGCCGATTGAGCAAAAGTATTGACGGCAATAATATTAGCATTTGCTGAATTAAGACCGCCTTGTAAGTAAACTGTATTAGCAGCTGCCGTGTTGGCCGCATTAAAAGCAGCTTGTGTATACGCACTAGAACCAGCATTATTGGCAGCCGCATATGCCGAATAAGCATAAGTATTTACAGCATTAGCATAAGCATATACTTGTTGTGTATAAACATTTAAAGCGGAAGCGTTAGCGTTGGCCGTTAAACCATATGCCAAAATATAAGAAATATTAGCATTGGCTGTATTCAGACCACCTTGTAAGTATATGGTATTTGCTGATGCTGAATTTGCTTGTGCATATGCTGAAGTAGAATAAGTATTTAATGCAGAAGCATTGGCATTAGCAGATGAACTATAATTAAACAACAGACTTATATTGGCGTTTGCTGAATTTAATGCACCTTGTAAGTATATGGTATTGGCCGATGCTGAATTGGCCGTATTGGCTGCATTGTTAGCGGCACTAAAGGCTGCTTGTGAATAGGCACCAGAACCAGCATTATTAGCTGCATTGTATGCCGAATATGCGTAGGTATTTACAGCATTAGCATAAGCGTATGCTGATTGGGAGTATGTATTTAATGCTGAAGCATTAGCATTGGCTGAAGCACTATAATTAAATAATAGAGTGATATTAGCATTGGCAGAATTTAAACCACCTTGTAAAATAATAGTATTAGATGAAGCATTATTTGCCGTATTTTCTACTTTGAGAATTAAGTTAGCATCTGCCGTACCATCTCTAAACCAGTATTCAACGATTGCACCACCACTAATAATACCTACAGTTAAACCTTGAAAACGATTTGCTAAAATGACGGCAGTTAGAGCAGTAGCAACATCAACATGAGGACCATACCTTGAATCGGCCGACTTTGGCGCTTGTATACTTAGATTGTCGTTTAATAAGATTGCCATGGATTAACTGAACTGTATTGAACCGCTGGTTGTGGTAGCATAACCTGATATGTAAATATTAAATGTTACACCAGACCAATATGCACTAGGTGAAGTTACTGCTTGTGATACGCCAGCCAAAATAAATTGTCCCGCACCAATTAAACCATTATTTAGAGCGGTATTATACCAAGTTGTCTTTGCGGCATATCCTGTTTGAACTGCCAACCAAACATATTGTGACGAAGCATTAAAGGTAATCGTTAATGTTCCTGAACCTACTGCTAAAACTCTGTTTGTTGTACCTGCTTGTATAGCTGTAGCGATTGAAGCGGCCGTAGGTTGTGTTGATGAAACACCCCAGAAATATGGGTAAATACCTGTAATCACAGATGTTGTAGATGCAAACGTGGTCGCATTGGCTGATTGTGGATTTGTAGTTGATAACACAGCAAACGCATTAGAATCTGTTGCACCTTTGTTATTTAACTTTGCTAGGCCTGCACTATAATTACCTAAACCTTGCCATGTTGTTGTTCCTGATACGATTGTATTAGAATCAATATATGTGTTTGCGTAGAAATAGTTTGGATTATTTGGATCCGCAGCGCCAAATTGTGGACCTATATTCGTAGTTGCAGTTGCTGGAGGGCTATTATTTGCATTAATCACCGTACCATTTCGTGTTATTCTTAATTGAGTAAACGGACCAGCATCATTTTTAGTACCTGTTACAGTCAATGATTGATTAATTGATTGTCCAATTTCAAATGTTCCAGTATTGTTTGCACTTAAAGTAATAGTAGGTACCGTATAAGATGGACCAAGTGTTGGAAATAATATTGCATCAAAAACTTGTGTCATTGTGTATGTTGACCACACTTGAGCATTTTGAACAGGGGCGCCACCTACTGCAATACTATTGACTGTAGGACTGATTGAAGT